TGGTCATCCTATACGGGCTCCCGAGTACCCATGGTTGTAGATTTCGATGATTGCTTTCGACAGCGCGGAACTAGCGGAACCTTTTGACAGCTTCCGAATGGCTTCCGCTCCGGTAATCATGGCGTCGATGTTGGACGCGGCGAGCACCTTTTGCATGCGTTCGCGCTTGTACCCGGCATTGTTATTGATGACTGCTGCGAGCCCCATGATGATGACGCCGCGCAGTGCATTTACATCTTCCGGCCATGCCTCGCGGATAATCCCTATCGCTTCGCGTGTTGCTTTCTCGCCGTAATACGAAATAGAGCGCATCAGGGCGGTAATGGCAGCGGTGTAATTCGGCTTCTTTACGCCCATGGTTGGCGAGACTTCACAGCCGCAAGCGTCGAGAACCTTTTTGGCGCGGACAGTTTCAGGATCTTCGGCGGCGAGCCCTGCCCAATATCGTTCAATCGGCGTCACGTTCTTTCGGTCGCGATTCAGCGCGAGAAAGATTTCCGCTTCGGTTTTAAATTGGCCGGCGTTGGTGATGGAGGAAGGAACACGCTCAAATCCGAGCCGTCGCGCCGCTTCAAGCCGGTGCTGGCCGTCCACCACGGCGAATTTTTCTAAGCCGCTCTCGATTAGAGAAATTGCACCGAACTTCGTCCAGGCAAATGCCTTGACCAGTTTTTGCACACGGCGCTCGTCGAGCTCGCGCTGATAATTGTGGTCGGTATAAATTTGCGCGACGGGAACGTAGTCGAGCCGTGGCGGCTTTCCGTGAATCGCTGTCGTCATATTAACGGCTCCGATATTCGCCCTTGCGCGTGACGCGCTCATTCAGGCCGATCAGTTTTTCGATAGTGATTGGGCGATGCATATTCTTGCTCGCGTCGTATTCCGCCTTCGGCTTACGTGGCGCGCGCTCGATCTTTTCGGGGTTCTTTCCAGCGTGCCGGATGACCGCCAGACCTCGTGAATTGAAAATTGTGAGGTCGTATAAATCCGGGCTCTCGATCTGAATTGCGGCATCGAGCGCGGACTGCAATTTCGTGAAATCGCCAACAATCCGGCAAAGCAAATATTGGTCGGAACGGGGTTTCAGGATCAGGCGATAATGACGCTTCGGAGCCTTGTATTGCCACCCCTTCCAGACCTTCCGAAAAGGCTCTTTTGATCCCGCATTGAACTGGATGATGAAGGGCTTTTTTTCGGCTTTTTTGGGCGTGTTTTCAGGGCGCATTTTTCCGCTCTCCAGTACAGGAAATGTTCGGCATTTTCCGGTTGGTGAAGTGCGGTGAAGCGCAGTCAAGAACGCTGCAAAATTGCGTAGTGCGCTACCCCCACAATATACCACATGGACTAGGGGAAGCCGTTTTGAGCGGCTTTTTTCGAGTGTTTTCAAGGGTGTGGAAATGGCACGCGCCATGCCTGTACAAACTGCGTACAGGATAGGCGGGGATTCTGTGATAGCGCACGCCGGTGAGGTCATTTTCAATGCCTCGTCGCGGAACGTTGAGCGGCGCCATCAGCTTGTGCAGCGCGGAGCAAATCCCTCGCTATTTTGTCGAGCAAAACACGCTCAATCACGCCGAAAAATGTTGGGAAGTTTTCGAGATCAAATGACCTGTCCATTTCGGCAGGAATGAAAGAGGCGAACAGCGTTTTCGTGTCATCGTCTGCGGCGGCGACCGACACTACATGCATGTCTTCTGTGACCCATGCCGCAGCGACATGAATATGAAGATTGAGGAATGATCGCCCTTCACTTGTATCAGTGCGCACCACGTCAATGCGTGGGAGATTGATGCAGGAGAAAAATGTATCTTCGTCCGACAGCAATTCGTCCCATTCCGCAGAATGCAAGCGATAGCATGGGAGATTGGTACGGGGATTGATGACGTGAACTTGCATTATCAGACCTCTGCCGCTTTGGATTGGAAACTGGCGTGATGGTGGCCGTAGACGGCTTCCAGCGTTTTCGTGGACATGCCGAGCGAATGGCTGGCTTCCCAAATGTCGACACCGGCGCGCATCAACCATGTCGCGCGGGTGTGGCGCAGAATGTGCGGCGTCACCTTGGCATCGAGGCCAGCGGCATCACGGGCGCGATTCCACGCGTGGCGAATGTCGGCGATATCGAAGCCGTGCCAGTGCACAACGGTATTGAAAAAGGTGATTTGCTCGCGCGTTCCCGCCTGGGCGGCGATGCGTGCCTGTTCCGCCTGGTCGAGCCGCTTCCAGCGTTTCAGATGGAATAGGATTTTCCGGCCGAGCTTCACCGGCGGCTTGCGCTTCTTGGTTTCGCGCTCGCCTTCTGCCTTGCGGTACATGATTTCTTCGTTCAGATCGATGTAACCGGCGCGGTCGTTCCGCTCCCACTGCACGGTCAGCAGAACGGTAAGGCGTGAGCCAGTGTAGATTCCGAGCAGGATCATGCGCGCCAGATGGCGGTTGATGGACTGGCGATTGCGCGTCCACTTCCCGTTGGTTTTCCGCCAGCCGAGCGCGCCAGCTAGGAGTAATGCAGCCTCTGTTTTCGTGAGCCAACGATTTCGCGGCGGGGATGCGGGGGGCATGTGAACGATTGGCAGCGTGTCGAGCGGGCCGTAATTCTCGTGCCAAAACATCATTGCTGCATGCAGGATTGATAAATCCCGGCGAACGGTGCCTTGGACAACTGGGCGCGAGCCTGTCATGCGGGCAGTGCCAAATTCGCTGCACGTTTGTTTCCCGATTTCGGAAAGAACTTTCCGTCCCCAAAATGGGGCAAGGGCCTTCAAGGCGTATGCGGTCGATTTCGGCGCCACCGTTTCGGGCAAGCGCTCTTTTGAATAGGTGAGCAGGACTTGTGCTATCACGATCCTGTCCGCCCGCTTGGTTTCGACGGGGTTGGAGTGCTTGAGCGCGATGTATTCCGCGAGGGCTTTTTCAGCTTGTTCACGTTCATGCTCAAGGCATCCAGTGCGCTTTGCGTATGATCGATCGCGGATGATCCAGACACCTTCACGTTTGTTGAGGTAGAGGCGAGGCGGGAGCGCGTTCTTAGGCATAGCTTCAACCAGTCATTCAGCATGGCGGGGGTTACGCAGTAGCGCTTGCCGATCTTGAAAAGCGTCAGACGTCCGGCTTTGTGCTCGTTGCGCAGATACGCTGGCTTGCACGCATTTTTTAGGATGCGTTCGCAGGCTTCTTTGATTGTGAAAATCTCGTCGGCGGGGAACTGGGTCATAGCGCGAGCCTCAGAAGATCGAGGGCGCAAAGGGTCACCACGGCACAAAACCACCCCAGTGCGAATGGTCGCATATTCGCGACAATGGCCGAACGCCTTGTGCGCTGAGGCGGCTCCGGTTTTGGTTCGGGCTTCCTGTTCCAATGCTCGATGGGCAGCACGTAGACCCCGGCGCAGATATCTGCCAGGCGCTGGAGACGAGTTGCGATATAGATTGGGCCACGGATATGCGAAAGATGGCGAACACCGGCTTCAATCAAGTCTTCGCAGTGGTTCGGATCGAAATTCTGTACCTGCTTGTCGTAGTAATTCTGTGCCGTGAAAAAGCTATCGCCGGATGACGCGTTCATGCCGCCCGCCTCTCTATGATGGCCGGATCGGCCTCTATGCATTCGCGAGCGCGGAGGGCGCGGCAAATACCGAGCGTTAAATCACGGCCTGTAGCATTCCAGCGAAGGGCATTAATTAACGACGCGCAGCTTGGGCGCCGTCCAGCTTCGATACTCAAGCTGCGGCATAGATCGAGTAACTCGTCCTTCCAGAGCATCCAGAGCGCTTTTGCGGGTAGTGGCTCTTGCAGCGCCAGGCTAATTTCAGGCCAACGCGCATAGCCATCGCGCCCTTTAGGCAGCAAGGATCGGGAGCGCTGCGGATATATCCACACGCCGCGCATGTGACGGAAATCGCCCGGTAACCCCATCATGTAATAAACGCCATCACGTTCATGATGAGCTGCGCTTGAGTTAGTGCTGTATTCTTCCGACAGGAACTTTTCGTGCAGGACGGCTATCGAATGATGAGCAACACCTTTCATGCCCTGCATCTGGTCATGCAATCGATCCAGTTTGTCCTTGGATGATTTGATTTCGACTGCAATGATTTCAGCGCGGTCAACGGCCAACACATCTATGCGCGTCCCGCCGAGCGACGTATTGATTTCGTGGATAATACGGGCATTCGGGCGCTGCTGGCGCAGGAACGCAACCACAGCTTCGCGAATTTCAGCTTCGGCAGATGAACGATACGCGGGCATTATGCTGCCTCCGCGAATTTGTTGATTTCATCGCCCCATGAAGTCCAACCGGCACGTGGCTGACGCGCAAACAATTCCAGGCGGCGTGCGTCTGGCGCGGCGTATTTTTCTGCGGCTTGGAAAAAGGCATCCGGCTTGCGTGAATGTTCACGCAGCGGATCAACAATCAACTGGTGAACGGCCTTCGAATACCGGCGTGGGCGACCTCTGCGACCAAGAACGACAAATTCAGCATTCTGGCGCGTCGTGTGTCCGAGCCCCATTTTGAAATCGCTGGCGCTAATGTGTTTTTTCAGGACGAGAATGCCATCCTTGCGTATGCGATAATCGCTCGGCGCAAGTTTCAGCTCATTGTGTTTCAGGTTTTTCACCCAGACGAAGCCAATAGCCGACGGTTCAAAGCCCCATGCACGCAAAACAATGCCGTGATATCCGGCAACAAGCGCTGGCCCGGTAATCCAGAGCATCAAATGACAATTTGTTGCCGCCACATCACGCACAGGCAACGAGCAAATTTCGTCAAGCGTGGCGGTTTTGTAGTGACGTTCGGGCGCTCGGCCCAAGCCCTTGTCGGAAAATGCCGTGAAGCGCCAATTTGGATCGGCTGCGATAAGATCGAACGGGCCTTCCGGCAGGGGCGCCCAATTCATCGTCCAGTTTCCTGCAACGTGAAAACTGTCTGACGATGCGCTTTCGCCGCCTGGTCACAAGTGCGGATTCTCGCCATTGTGCCTTTTTGGGCTTCCAGCATTTTAGCCAGTCGCTCTTGCTGTGCCTTGATTTCAAGTGCACGTCGGGACGCCTCACCTATAAGTATCGCCCGTTTGGCATAGATTGCGTCAGCCGCGGCCTGCGCGGTCGCAATTTCCTTCGCCAGCAACTGCTTTGGAGTATCGACTGCAGTGTCATCTTGGCCCCAGTCAACACCGACCCGTGTGGGCTTTGGGGGGAACATTTTTGCAATTTCGTCCGTGCGCCAGCCGAATGGTCTCGACTGTTGCTCCGCATTAGAAACTTCTTCTTTGACCGAGGCGTCGCATGCGCGCTCAAATTCGTGAAAATCGATCGTCGGTGCTTTTGCTGTCATGTCGCGTTCCTCTTGGGTGAGGCGTCCGCTGGCGGCTGTGGCTGTAGCCGGCCAGCGGACGCACTACGGGGCACAGCAAAACGCAACGCGCTATGCTCCGAATAAATTCCGCCAGTGACATGGGCTTGGGGGCGGGGGGCTTATGTCACCGGCGGATCATCTGCGACCGAATGGCCATGGGGCAGGGGGGGGTTAGCAACAAGCCACCCGGCGCAGACGATTGGTTATCGGTAAAGTGTCGTGAAACAGGTGTCGTAGCTCGCGCGCTGTTGGCAGCGATCCATTGCGGACGATTGTGCGGAGGACACCATTGCGGCAATGCCGAGAAAAATAATGCAGGAAATAAGTGTACCGGCAACGAGCGAGATATCGCGATTGTGCGCGGCGTCAATTTCTTCGCGATGAGCGAGAATATCTGAAAGGCATTCGTATTTCGGGGCGCAATTATCCGTTCCGCACCCGCCTTGCGGGCCAGTTCCAAAGCGGCTCATAAGCCATCTCCGTCCGTTGATATTTCACCAGTTATTAAAATCAGGCTATCGACTAAAAGCGATAAATGCAATAGAAAAATATCGACTAAAAGCGATTTTTTACGTTAAAAAGATGAAAACGAAAGGGGAACATTTTCTGTTTCTCTTGAAATGGGTGCCGCAATAAGGCTTTAATGAAGGCAGGGTCGTCCACGATAATCGATAGGACGGCGGGCTGGTGAGGGTAAAATGTCAGTAGAGTACGTTGAGAGTAAACGGGGAAATGACACGCGCGACGGAGGACGCGACGGACGGGACATCGGGCGAGGAGCCGGATACCGCGAACTACAGGAATTTGCTTTGAATGTAATGGCCCTTTCGGGCGACGAGAAAGATAAGCTCCGCCTTGAGCTAGACCTACTGACCTAATTCGGGTCCGTAATTGTCCTGGTCCTCATCTTTTGCTGGAAGCATCGCTTCTACAACGTTTTGAACGGCTTCACGGCGCTTTCGGTCCAGTGATTGATATCGCAGAATTAGCTGTTCTGTCTCCAGATCAATATCCAGATTGAAGATCAGCCACAGCGGGCTGATTTCTAAGCCTTCCGCGAGCTCAATAAGAGATTCTAGGCTTGGTTTGTGGGTCCGCGTGAGTAGCGAATGCAAATAAGACGGACTTTTCCCCGCCCGGAGAGAAGCCGTTCGCAGATTCAGACCTTTTTCTTCGATTGCGGCTAGAAGCCGATCCCGCCAACTCATATTGTCCATGCAGCGATTTATAGCAAATAATTACGATATTTACAGAGGTTTGTTACGGCGGTAGACGAGTTATCGTCAATAGTAGATATTGAAGATATCGACGATAGGCGATATTTTGAGGTCGAATTACCTCAAACGGTTAAAGTCGGTCCATCTTGTCCAACAAACGCTCGATACAAGCACAGCTTCACGAGATTGATTCCATCATCGCCGAAGGGCGAGGGGGCAAGCAGGCCGATTATCGGCGCTCTACGCAGGAAGCCATTCGCGAAACCCTGCTTTGGTGCAGGAACAACAAGCCGATCATTGAACAGATACAGGCAGAGAGACGGCGGCAAGCGAATGGTGACGCTGCATGATGACCTCGCCGCCACCCGCAGAAGAATTGCTTCATCGCGTCACCTATCATGCCATCACGCGCTATGTGCAGCGCATATTGGGCATCACTGTTCCCGGCACACGGCATTTGCCTGAGATTGAACGTGCGAGCCAGCACTGCAAATGCGCCCGCACCAGCTTCGACGAAGTGCGCCGGTCAATCATGATTCCAACGGTCGCTGTGGCGGTCGCGAATAAATTCGCAGCCATCGACACACGGAACTTCACCGCTGTCATCGATACCGATCAGCAGATCATCGTCACCATCCTTGAACCGCGCAATTACAAAAAACCCAGCAAGTCTGGACGTGGTGGGCCACGGTCAGAAGGCATGCAGGCTTACATCGCCGAGCGCGTCAAAAAGCAAATCCAAGGCGTTCACACAGGAGAGAACATGAAATGACGAATTTTTCTGAAAGAGAAGCCAAAGTTGCCGGTTCCGCCCAGCAACTATCTCGCCCACCACTGGCAGCAGTTCATCAGGCCTTCTACGCGGCTGATGAGTTGGTTTGTACCGTTCATGCGCTTCTTGACACTTTATTCGGGCCGCAACCTAACCTCGCCTGCGAGACCGCTTCCCCGGCTCCAGAAGGCGTTATTCCCCGGTTGGATGACCTCGCTGATGGGATGCGTCGGCGTATTGGTCACGCGCTCGACCGGATCAATGTCGCCCACAAGGAGATCGGCCGATGAGCGATGATATCACTTCCGAAGCCCAAACCATTGCAGTCGGGCAACTGCGCGCCTTCATCGAGCGTATCGAGCGTCTTGAAGAAGAAAAGAAAACCATCTCCGACGATATCAAGGAAGTCTACGCCGAGTTGAAGGGCTCCGGCTTCGATTCCTCAGTGGTGCGCACGATCATCCGGCTACGCAAAAAGGAAGATCACGAGCGGCAGGAAGAAGAAGCAATGCTGCAGCTCTACATGGATGCGCTGGGAATGGGCTGACGCAATGCCAGCACAGCGAGACGTTCGCATCATCGAATTACGTTCCGCAATTGCCGAGCTCACTCACCACAAAGGTGGGTGGGTCGGCGCCAAGCGAGAATGGTTCGATTCCCAAAATGAACTTGTTCGATTTCTGGTCGCACCACACGACGATGCGGCGGAAATTCTGCGTAACCGCCTCGCTGTTCTAGAGGCGGCATGAAGAACGTAGCGCCAGCAGATGAATGGTTGACCGTAACGGTACCGGCTTTTCTTGCCGCGCACCCGATCTACGCCAACAGCCCCACGCTGGCGCTGCTACTCGACGCTTTGGTTCGAGATTGCGAGGAACAACACCCCGATATCGCGCTTGATGCGGCGCTTCTTCGTGCATCGCACGAACGGCTTGTTAGCCAGGCACGCATTCTGATTTCCGCGAGTGAACTCTTATGACCAAAACGACCGCTGCACAAAAGAAACCACAGAAGCGTCGTTCAACGCCCGAACCGCGCGAGCTCAATATGCAGATGCAGTTGTTCTGTGCGGAATACATGAAAGACATGAACGCGACACAGGCCGCTATTCGCGCTGGCTATTCCGAGAAAACAGCCAAACAGCAGGGCAGCAGGCTTTGCAGCTATGCCGTGGTGCAGGAGCGGCTGCAAGAACTGCACGAAGAAATGCGTGCCCGCATAGTGCTGGACGTGGAAGGGCTCATCAAGGAACTATCCGACGAAAACCGCGCCGATCTGGCGGACCTATACGACGACAACAATTGCTTAAAACCTGTTCGTGACTGGCCGTTGCTCTGGCGCGTCGGCGGTCTTGTCGCTGGCGTCAAGGTCCGTGAGCTATTTGAAAAGGATGAAGACGGCAATTCTGTCCACGTTGGGAATGTCGTCGAGGTGAAAGTGTCCGACAAGGTGCGGCGCAAGGAGCTGCTCGGCAAGCATCTGGGCGCATGGAAGGAAAAGGTAGAGATTGATCTATCTGACCCGGTGCAAGATTTATGGAACCACATTGCCGGAAAATCCTTCGTGCCGAAGGAACCGTAAGGCATGCAGGGGTTCGACAAGCTCTCAGTCGCTCAACGCATTGCTCTACTCGCCGATCCGAATTGGCGCATTCGCAATTTATATCACATTCGTAACAAGTACGGCGAAACGGTCATATTCCATCCAAATGATGCGCAGGAAGAATTTATGCGCAATCTCTGGTACCGGAACCTGATCCCGAAGGCTCGCCAGCGGGGGTTTTCGACACTTGTTCAGTTGATGATCCTTGATGCGTGCCTGTTCGTCGAGAATACCAAGGCTGCGATCATCGCGCAGGACCTCGAATTGGCGCGAGCGATCCGCGATGACAAGATCATGTTCGCTTACGACCGCTTGCCTACCTTCGTTTTGAAGATGGTTCCCCTCATCGTTGACAATGCCAAGCGCCTCGAATGGAAAAACGGTTCCGAAATGATAATCGGAACCACGGCGCGCGGGCGAACGCTGTCTTGGCTTCACGTCTCGGAATATGGCGAGATATGCGTGAAAAACCCGGAACACGCCAAGGAAATTCAGTCCGGTGCGCTTCCGGCCGCAGAATACGGCACAATCATCATCGAGGCGACAGCGCAGGGCGCAGATGGTGATTTCACGACCAAGGTTATGCAGGCCAAGGCCGTTGCTGAATCCGGTCGCCAGTTAACCCGCAAAGATTATCGCCTGCATTTCGCGTCGTGGTGGGACGCTCCAGAATATGAGGTTGAAGATCCAGAACACATACCGATATCACCGAAAGACCATGCATATTTCGACCGCATGGAAGGTATCATCGGGCATGAGATATCGATAAACAAGCGCGCCTGGTACGTCCAGCAGCGCGACGTTGAATTTTCCGGCGATCAGGAAATGATGTGGTCGCAGTTCCCGACCACACTTGAAGAAGCATTCCAGCAATCGACCGAAGGTAAATTTCTGGCCGATCAGCTTTCGCTGGCGCGCAGGCAGGGACGTATCGGCGTGTTCAAGCACGATCCGTCAAAGCCCGTTTACACATTCTGGGATATAGGCACCGACGACGATACCGCTATCTGGTTCATGCAGATAGTCGGCAATATGTTCCATTTCATCGATTTCTATGAGTGCAACGGCGAAGCCCCTGCGTTCTATGCGCGCGAAGTCCTTTCTAAGCCTTATAATTATGGCGCCCATTACCTGCCACACGATGGTGCGCATCGTCGTATAGGCACGTTCTCACTCGACACCTACGCCGACATGCTGGCCGAGCTGGGGCTGCGCAATATCGAGATTGTCCCTGTCACACCCGACAAGGTTCTCGCAATTAATCTTCTGCGTACTGAGTTTAGCCGCTATGTTTTTGACGAAGAAGCCTGTAAAAACGGGATTACGCATCTGGATAAATACCAGAAGCAGTGGAATGCGAGACATGGCGTCTGGACCAGCTACCCCGCCCAGAACGGGCACCAGCACGCAGCCGATGCAATAATGCAGAAAGCGCAGCTCGGCGATGCAATATTCGCCAGCACGCAGCAGCGCCCAAATAGGGCACGCCGAGGAGGAATGGCCGTTTGACACAATAGCACCCGTATTTACACGGCGGCATAGATGCTTCAGAATAATGGAGCTTCTCGCCCCGAACCGAGGAGCATTGTATGTCATCGCCCGTTCTCGATTTGAGCACGCGCGCATTTTATTATGTGCGCAGCGATATCACCCTGATCGGCACATGGCTTCGCGTTGACGGCCAATTCCGCCCTTGCATGGTCCTGATCCGCACGGGCGAGGAAAAGAACGAATATACCGTCCCCTGCCTGATCCCGCTTGAGCGGGCTTGGATATGGAACGAAATGTTCGGCGACCCTCGACAAGCGGCGCGTACCGTTGCGGGGTTCATTGATGCGTTGCGCCTCACACCGGGCCGATTTAACGCAGTCCGGCTTCTATCCCTCATTCACGATCATCTTGGCGATCTGGTCACAATGCCTCCCTTGCCACCTCTTGAGCAGAGCGTGGTCGCGGAATTTCTCGTGACAGACAATACGACTGGCAAGACACGTGAAGTCGAGGTGAAGGATTATGTTTGACCTCAACGCGCAGGACGGTTCCGTCCGGACGAGCAAGTACGAGTCACCGATCCCAAAGTCCAAGAACTCCGAAAAGCCGGTACGTGCCCACGCGCTTGATCGATGGGACATGGTGCGCAAGCATCGCGAACTCATGTCGTTGTTCGTGACAGAACAGGATCGGCAGTCAGAGAACCGCCGGGAAATGGCGATTGAAGAAGACTTCTACGATAATATCCAATGGTCAGCCGAGGACGCGCAGACACTGGAAGATCGAGGACAGGTCCCGCTCGTCTATAATGTGATTAGCGCTTCCGTTGACTGGATTACCGGATCAGAAAAGCGGACCCGCACGGATGCAAAGGTTCTCCCCCGGCGCAAGGAGGATGCCAAGCCCGCCGAGCGCAAAACCGAGTTGATGAAATACCTCTCGGACGCCAATCGCACTCCCTTTTCCCGCTCGCGCGCTTTTGAAGACGCAGTGCGCGTTGGTTTGGGCTGGATGGAGGATGGTTTCGATACCGATTCCGATGGCGAGCCGCTTTACTCGCGCTATGAGAACTGGCGCAACATATTGCATGACAGTGCGGCGACCGAACCGGACCTGTCTGACGCGCGATATATTTTCCGCATGAAATGGTTCGACCTCGATATTATTTCGGCGATCTTCCCCGAACGTTTCGGAACATTGCAAAACGCGGCACAGTTATCGCCTGGCGTGAACGGCCTCGACGAGCTCTCCGACGAAATTACCGATAAGCATGAAATCGAGCTTGAGCATGAGA